GATTCTCTAATGTTCTTTCTTTAGCCTCAGCTTTGGCTATCATGGCTAAGTGAAGTTCATATAAGTCTTTATGGCTTATACTACTGTATACTTTCATTTGACTATCTGTGTATAGTACTGGTATTCTGTCCATAGGTTAAAAATGAAATTGTTGTCTAATTAGGGGTTTATTACTTAGCAGGTATTTTGACCATGCTTCCCAATATTCTTCTTCTAGTTTTATTGTTGCTTTACTTCTAGCTTTTCCGTAGGATTCTACTGTTTCTATCCTTTCTCCTTTTCTACTCAAGTCTGGGTTTAGTAGCTCCTTGATTTCTTCTGTGTTAAGCATAGTCAAAGATAATGTTTTTGAAAGTTGTCTCAAAATTTATTTGGTTTTTTGAGACAACTATGTATCTTTGAACCTGAGATTTAGAGTAGGAGATGTCTTTAAGCCCAAAACAAAGTAAAGTAATTCATTACATTGTGATGAACCAAATTGGAAGCAATAGTTATTGGATACAAAGTCCAAGAGCTATTCAAAGGATTCAAGCAGAATTAGGTATTTCAAGGGCATCTCTTTACAGGTATATTCAAATATTTAAGGATAAAAATATTCTTAGGTCAACTGATGAATCCAGAACATTTTATATTGATGTAACTAAGATAACTGCAGATGAAAAGACAGATAAAGATTAACTGTACTAAAGATGAGCTGTTTTATAATTATTTAGCAGTTACTAAACCTTACCATAATTTGACCCCTACTCTTATGGAGTATGGAGCTATTATTATGAAGATGTATTCTGATTATGCTAAATCTATAAGTAAAGATGATTTAATTTTTGAATTGTTGTTTTCTAAGATTGGAAAAGATAAAATTAGAGAAAGTTTAGGCATAGAGAATAAAGGTACATTTAATGTAAATTGGGCACATCTTATTAAAATAGGGTTTTTAAAAAGACAAGGATTAGGATACGTTTTAGATAGTAAATACTGTTTAAAAATGGGGGAAGATACATTTATTGAGTTGACTTATAATTTGATAGAGAAGGATGCTGGGTAAGATGCAAAAAACAATCATAGAACAGGAGGCCAATAAATTAGATATTCCTTATGAAGAAGCTGAGTTGATGTACCTGAGTTATTTTAAAGGAGTAAAAGAAAAGTTTGAAGAATTTAATTGGGAAGATAAAAATACCCATCATAATGTAGCTTTTAAACATATAGGGTATTTTCAAAGTAAAAGTGTAGGAGAAAGAATAAAGAAATGGAAGGAGATAACAGACAAGTAGAGTTACCTGGAATAGACCAAGTAGTAACTGTTAATGAAATTGATGGGGTAGAGTTTACTGTAAGAGAAGTGAAGGGAAAGCATATAAGATTTTTTCACTCTACTAATCCAGCTAGATTAGAACAGGAAACTTTTGAAGAGTATAAGTATAGGAGAAGTGCTCTTAAAATATTTGATAAGCGAAGAAAAAAGGGAATAAAGTTTTGGGATTCAATGAGAGATAAAACAATTACTGACGAAAAACTATATAAAAAATATCAAGAAAAAGATGGAAGAGCCTAAAAAAGGAGAAGTTAAAGAAACTTCAGTTCCTAAAATGCCAGGACTTAATTTGTTAAGAAATTACTTTGGAATTAAGTCTAGTACTAAAACTAAGAGTGGAATTGTACTTCCTATTGGAAGTGGAGATAAAGCATATAATCTGCCCATACACTTAGAAGTAGCTGTTGCTGCACCTCAAGCTAAACAAAACTATGGTATTGAGCCAGGAGTTTTTGTTACTATGAAAGGTACTGCTAGACCGTATATGCAATTTCCTTATCAAGGAGAAGATCATATTATTTATGATGCTAATGATGTAATAGCTGTATGGAGTGCTGAACAGGTTGAAGCCGAAAATGATGCAGTTAAAGCTAAAGTTGAAGCTGATAAAGCTCAAGAAGAGTTAGCTAGAAAGATTAGTCTTGGATTAGGAGATGCAGCTCCTAAATCTGATGAAGGTACTAAAATCATTGAAAGTCTGTAAATGAATACTAAGGGACAAGACAACATATCTTTGGATGATGCTAAGGTCAAAGACTTGTTTCATTCCTTGGGTAAAAAAGTAGGAAAAAGACATATAGATATATTGAGCCATTTTTTAAAAGTTGAAGGAAAGTTAAGAGGGGAAGTAATAAGCTTCCCTTCTGGCTTTCACAAGATTAGATTCAATGTACACAAAGGAGAATACTATGAATTTCTCTGTGATGATAAGAATGAAAGAAAAGCTAATGCAGAGTATACTGTTATTAGGTATCCTGGATTTACTTTAGACCCTAATTATAAGGAAACTGCTGTAGGAAATATAGTAGGTATTCCTAGTGATAAAAGAACTAAGAAATACTATAATAGAAATAAGCACTAATGCAGAATAATGAAAACTTCCCTAATAATGAAGACTTGCAAAATAATTTAAGCCAAGAGTTATATAACTCTCCCTATAGACCTTTTTATGGCGCATATTCTACAAGATTTGTTCATTTTGAGGTAGTATATTTAGATACTAAAGCCCAGCAATTGTATGATAGATATTCTATTCAAGTAGGTAAATTCCATGAGTTAAATCAAAAAATGAATGAAACTGATGATGAATTAGAGTTGATTCAATTAGAGACTAAAATGGATGACTTATTATCTCCAGCAGAACTCACTGAAGCTAAAGAGTCTTTATTTAAAGATACTAATAATTTGATTATAAGAAAGAAAACAGTACTAGCTGAAGATATATTAAGTTATCAAGAATGGGTAAATGGATTGACTTATCTAGAATTTAGAAATGGAGATTCTAATTATGTTAATATGGAGTATATTAAATTTCAAGAATTAATGAACTCATGCATTTTTTAAGAATAGATGAAGAAACTTATGAACTTTATATTGAACCTGAGTTACTTACACTAGCTCCATTCAAAGAAGTATGGGAAAGAGATACTTCTGATAATAAAGAAATTGCAATAGCTGAGTTAAGCTTTGTATATTACATGAGTATGATTACTTCTATGTTTTATGTAGTAGGTAATCCTATGGTAAGGCAAAAAACTATATTAGATGAAGGAGTAGTAGTAGGACTTCCTGATAATTGGATTCCAGATGCTACTGTTTTAAAGTGTGTTAAGTGGGCTAGAAATTATCAAGAAAAAGACGATATTATATCTGTATATAAAACTGCTAGAGCTACAGTAGCTAAGATTAGAGAATATCTTGAAAATCTAAATTTTAGTGAAAGAACTAAAACTGGTACTTTAGTAAATGAACCTAAGTCTGTAGCTGCAGTTCTTAAAGATGTAAGAGCATTGACTGAGCAACTTAGAAATGCCGAAATTGATGTTTATACTAAAAAGAATAAAGATAAAGATTTTGTAGGAAATGAAGAAAAAAGTTTATTTGATTAATGCCTAAAGAAGATATAATAGTTCATAAGCTTAGTGTTAAAGATAACAGTGAGTATGAGTTTAATCAATATCAAAGTGAATTATCATTAGCTTCTATTGAAAGAGCTTTTAATGCTAAAGTAGGAAAAGAAGAGCCTTGGACTACTGAAGATGTAAATTGGGTATATGATCAGATTGCTAATGATATAAATACCATTATTTTTCTAAAAAACCTTGTATCTCCTGAAAGAAGGAAAGCTAAAGATATGCCTAAAGATGAAGATGGTAAAATTATAGTAGATTTTGCTGCTCCTCATATATTGGAAAATATGGAGTATTTTAGAGAGCTGGCTTACAAGTTAGATAAAGAGGGAAAATATACTAACTATAATAAGAACCCTCATCCTATGAGTAAGTATAGAAGATTCTGGAAAGAACAGATATACCAATGTTTTGAGGATAAGGTAAGAGAGGATGGAGAATGGATACCTGGTGATTTATACTGGTTTTGGAATTTTGGAGTAATCTATCAAACTCAACAAAGAAAAGGGAGTAAAAGAGGTGATAGGATTAAGAAAATTCCTAAAACTCATGAAGGAGCTTATCTATGGTTTCATTATAAAAGAAGAAGTTTTGATAATGGAAAGCATAGTAGTATTTTAAAGTCTAGAGGAGTAGGATATTCTATTATGGAAAGTTTTGATATGGCTAGAGATTTTATTCTTTCAGCTAGTATTGAAACTTGGGAAACTAAATCTCCTGTAAAAACTTATGCTATTGCAGATAGTAAAGAGTACTTAGATAAAGATGGTATTCTTACAAAGTTTGTTGAAGCCAAAACTGCTATAGGTGAAAATACTGAATTTCCTAGAATATGTAGACTCAAAAATTCTTTGTCAGATATGCACTGGCAAATGGGATATAAACAAGATGGTCAAATATATGGGAGTTTGAATGAGCTTTATGGAGTTACTATTAACAATAACCCACAAAAAGCTAGGGGTAAAAGGGGAAGTAAAATTAAATGGGAAGAAGTTGGTTCTATGCCAGGATTTATTACAGCTTGGCAAGTAGAAAGACCTTCAGTAGAAGATGGAGAAATTGCTTTTGGTCACATGGTATGTGGAGGTACAGGTGGAGATGAGTTAAAAAACTTTAAAGGTTTATATACTGCTTATTATGAACCTGGAACTTTAAATATTTATGGTATTCCTGGAGTATGTGATAGAAAAGCTACTGGAGATAGAAAAGTAGGATTTTTTTATGGAGCTTATCTTAATAGATTTAATTGCCATAATAAAGATGGAGTATCTGATATTGTAAAAGCTATGATTGAAATCTATTTACATAGATGGGTAGTTAAACAATCTAGTGACCCTAACTTATATATCCAAGCTAAAGCTGAACATCCTATTACTCCACAAGAAGCTGTATTAAGAAAAGAAGGTTCTCTTTTCCCTATTAATGATTTAAGAATTTATCTTGAAAATGAAGTAGAACCTAAGTTAGCTGAATTTATTTCCCCTCATTATTATGGAGAACTTAAAAGAAATTCTAATGGGTTTATTGAATATAAAAATGAAACTGATAAAAGAGTTATAAGAGATTGGCCTTTATCTAAAACTGCAGATAGAAAAGGAGCTATTGAAATGTATGTCATGCCTCAAAGAGGGGGTGATGGTAAAATTCCAGCTTATAGGTATATTGCAGGAGTTGACCCTTATGATGCTGATGAAGGTACATCTTTAGGTTCAATATTCATTTTTGATTTATGGAATGATAAGATAGTAGCTGAATATACTGGTAGACCTGATACTGCAAATGAGTTTTATGAAACTTGTTTGACTTTAATGGAGTATTACAATGCTACAGCTAACTATGAAAATAACTTAAAAGGATTTTTTGTTTATGCTTCTAATACCAATAGAGTTCACTTGTTAGCTCCTACTCCACAAATACTTAGAGATGTTGAATTACTTACTGGAGCACTTAAAGGAAATAATCAATATGGTACTAGGGCTACTGAGTTTGTGAATAAATATGCTAGAAAACTTTTAGCTGATTGGCTTATTAAACTTAGAGATACTGAGTATGATGAAGATGGAGAGCCTTTAAATAGAATTTTAAACTTACACACACTTAGAAGTACTGCTCTTATCAAAGAACTTATTATGTGGAATCCAGATGATAACTTTGATAGGGTTTCTGCTATGGGCATGTTAATGATCTATAGAGAGTCTATGCTGAAAAGAATAGAAAGTGCTTTTAGTTATGATGAATTAGGAGATGTAAGTACTGACCCATTTTTTACAGGAGAGTATGATAGTAGTTGGGTAGAACAAAGTTTTGCTTTAAGTAATAGAATCTTTGGAGACGATATAGGAAGTAAAGTCAAAGTTCAAACAAATGTTAGTTATGAAGACATAATAGATTTTTAGCATATTTTTGTATAAAAGAGTCTTTATGATAGGATTGAAAAACTTCCCTTCCCAGAGAACCCAAAATAAAACTAAACAATGGGCTAAGGATTGTATAGATGCTGTAGATGGACTCCTGATGGATGACACTGGTAGTCTTAGAAAATCTAGGAGTAATAAAGTAATTAATTACAATTTGTATAATAATATCTTAGACCCTGAAGACATGGCTAAGATTGATAACCCATTTAATATTCCTGGTTTTACTTCTCCTACTACTCCACAAAATCATCCTATTGCTAATGTAAAAATTGATTTACTATATGGAGAATACTTAAAAAGAGATTTTCCATTTACGCTTAGAATAGGAAATTTTGATGCTATCAGTGAGAAAGAAGAGGTACTAAAACAAAATCTAAACTCTGTAATTGTTGAAGCTCTTAAAAAGAATAATTCTCAGGAAGAGATAGAGCAAAAATTACAAAAAATAACTGCTGATAATAGAACCTATCAAGATAAAAGAGAAATTACTGGAAATAGAATCCTTAATAGTGAAATGCTTAAAGAGGATTTTGACAGGAAAATGGCTCAAGGATTTTTAGATTTAGAAATTGCTGGAGAAGAACATTTTTTAATTGATATTGTAGGAAAAAAAGGGTATGAAGATTTAGTATTTGAAAGACTCAATCCTCTTAATGTTTATACTTTAAGAAATGGAAGTAGTCCATTTACTCATCACGCTGATATAATTATGGTTGAGGATTATATGAGTCCTGGTCAGATATTAGATTATTATTGGGATGAGTTAAAAGAAGATGACATTGCTAAATTAGAAGGACATCCTAAAAAGAATAGAAAAAAAGGTAGTAATGTAGCTGGAGATAGTAATCCTTATACTGCTCCTATTCCAGATTACTACATTAGAAATGCTGAAGAAGAGGTTTATAGAACTGAAGATTTTGAATCAGGTCATCATTTAAGTTCACATAAAGCTGGCATGCCTGTAGATATTTATGGTAATCATAGAGTATTAAAAGTATTTTGGAAAAGTTATAGAGAAATGAAACTTATAACTTTTATGGATGAAATGGGAAATGAAAAGTGTAGGGTAGAAGATAGAAAGTATGAAATTAATGAGGCTATAGGAGAAACATACGAAAAATTTTTTATTGGAGAATGGTGGGAAGGACATAAGATAGGTAAAGATAGTTATCTAAGAATGAGAGCTAGACCAGTACAACTTAGAGAAAGAGCTAATCCTTCTAGATGTTATCCCCCTGTAGTAGGTGGATGTATGAGTGTAAATTCTAACAAAGCAATGTCTTTGATGGATAGAATGAAACCTTATCAATATATCTACAATATGATTATGGAAAGAACTCTTAATGCCATTAGCTTGAATTATGGTAAGATAATGAAGGTTTCTCTTATGGATATTCCTGATGGATGGAAGATGAGTAAATGGCTTAACTATGTCCATAATCATAAAATTTGGTT